AGGCTCTGCATCTCTTCCAATGAATATCATGAGTAGCAGAAACTTTAATCATGGAACACAAATGGCTTCTGTTGCTTTAGAAGCAAACCCCAACATGCAGATCGTTTTTGTAAGAATTATTGGTAACTCTATTTTTGGACAAAGACAGACAACTGGTCCATCAGAAATAGCCGCAGCACTAAATTGGGTAATCGAAAATAAGGATAGGTTTAATATTCAAGCGGTTGCCATGGCACAAGGACACCATAACCTTTTATCTGGAGCAAATTACTGCCCGAATAATTCTGTTGTTACTAAGTCTTTGGCTAGCATGGTTGCTGCTGGAATAGCACCATTTTTTGCCTCTGGAAATAATGGAGACAAGAAGAGGGTTGACTGGCCTTCATGTGTTCCAAACGCAATATCTGTTGGCGCAGTAAGCACACAGTCTGAGGCTGAATTTTATTCAAATGATGACACATCTCTTCTCAGTTTCTTTGCACCAGGATCAGCCAAGGTTATTTATCCAGGTGGATCGACAGGATATGGAGTTGGAACTTCTATCTCTACTCAAATTGCGGCAGCCAACTGGGTAGCACTTAAGCAGTCAAAGCCAGGACTATCATACACTCAGTACTTGTCTTTGCTCAAATCAACTGCATCTGTAGCAAAAACATATAGCGGATCTGTGAATAAGATTATTAACTTGCAGGCGGCAATTAATGGATAAGACTACAGTTTTAGAAGGAATCATTAAAGATATTGGTGAAGAACTATACCAAAAATGGTACAATGGTCTTGCTATTGAAGATAGAACCGAAGAGGCTTCGAAGGCTATGGCTAAAAATGCTGGAGAAACAGCTATTTGGGTAATTCAGACATTTATGTTTAAATTTAATGAAGCAGCAGATCAACTAAAGGATAGTTAATGAACATTACAGATACCACATTTGAAGACACGATAAATTCACACAAGATTGTTTTGGTTGATTTTTGGGCTGAATGGTGTGGTCCCTGTAAAAAGCTTTCACCCATATTAGATGAAATATCATCAGAAAATAATTTATGGGTTGCAAAGTTAAATGTTGATGAAAATCCAATAAAAACTGCCGAATTCTCAGTAACATCAATACCAACTATGGTATTATTTGAAAGCGGTAAACCAGTAAAAACTATAATTGGAGCAAAACCAAAGCATGTACTTGTTGAGGAGTTGTCCAAATGGATCTAGACTTTGAAGCATGGCTTCTAGTTGGATATGAAAAAAAATGGATCTCAGATGTCTTTTGTGATACACATGAAGGTGCTCCAATGACAGATGAAGAAGCAGATGAATGGGAAGCTGGATTTGATCCATGCAGCTTTCATGTAAAACTATTAGATCAAAACTAAATTTCTGTTCTCATGAAGAGGCAGAGGAAATAAGGAGAATAAATTAAATGAACTCATTTAAGAAAATCGCACTAGCCATGGTTGCAGCCATGACTTTGGGCACAATCGTAGCAACACCTGCAAGTGCTGCTGTAATGACAGTCGCTGTCGATCTCGCTGGAACGGCTAACACAACTGCCTCAGCAATCGCAACACCTGCATCATTGCCAGTCCCAGCAGACAACACAGTTGACGCTGCTGACGCACTTAGGTTCGTCGCAACAGTTGACACAGGAACAGTCGTTTCTGTAGTAACAACAAACGCAACAATCGTGTCTGCACTACACACAACCGCTGCACCAGTAACATCGGCATCAGGCTCTTCAAGCCTAAGCATTGCAACTGGTACAGGAACAACTGCAACATTCTATGTCTATACAAAGACAACAGCAATTGGCACAGTTGTAATCAACAACGGTGGAACAACTCTTACATACTATGTACAGGGAACTGCTGGTAAGATCAACAACCTAACAGTAACTGCTCCAGCATCAGGTGCTGCAGGTACAAAGCAAACAATTACAGTTGCTGCTGTAGATGTATTTGGAAACAAGGTTTCTGGTGCTGCAGTTGATGGTGTTACAAAAACAATTACCGCAACAGTATTTGCTGCAACAGGAACACTTGATTCAGCAACGGCACTACTAGGTAGCGCACTCTCTGACTTTGGTGTGGCTGAGTTTAAAGTAACTCTTCCTACAACTGGATCACGCACACTTATTACGTTTGCTCCAACAACTGCTGGTCAGGCAACAACTGCAGATGTAGTTGGTCTTCCTGCTCGTACGCTAGCACCATTTGCAGAAATCGCAGTTCGTGATCTAGTATCAGAACTTGCTGCACAGACTGCAGCTAAGGATGCAGCACTTGCTGCAAAGGCAATTTCAGATGCTGCAGTTGTAAAGGCTAACGCTGATGCTGCTGCTGCACTAGCAACAGAGAAGGCAGCATCTGCTGCGGCTCTTACTGCTGAAAAAGCTGCTTCTGCCAAGGCTATTGCTGATGCAAAGGTCGCTTCTGATGCAGCACTTGCTGCTAAAGATGCACAGATCGCTAAGTTGACTGCAGATAATGCAGCAACACTTAAGTCTGTAAAGGCTGCATTTAACAAGTTGGCTCTTCAGTGGAACAAGAAGAATCCAAAAGCAAAGGTATCTTTGCTTAAGTAATTAATAAATGGGGCGGATTTTATCCGCCCCATTTACCTTTTATCTAATAGAGAGAATAATTAAAACATGGAATCAACTAAAAGAACATTGTTAAAAACATTAAGCTGGGAAACATTTCACCTAGTTGGTGTTGCAGGAGTTATTTACTTATTTACGGGTGAATGGGAATATGCAAGCCTGGGTGCACTTATTTATATTGGCTGGGAAGCTCTAGGATATTTTCTACATGAAAGAGTTTGGGCTAAGTTTGGAAATAAACTTAAGTAGAAAAAATTGATTAGATTTCATTTTATGGGTAGAGAAAATGATTTATCTCCAGAAGGAATAATTAATCTTTCAGAAGAGCTGGATCAGTTCGGCTATTACTCTTTAATGTTAACTTATGACCCTCTAGTCCCAGATAACTTAATAAAATGTGCTTATGCTTTAAACAAAAATCATAAAATAAAATATATGCAGGCAATAAGAACATACTCCATATCACCAGAGTACATGGGTATGATTTGCAGAGCTTTTGATGAAATTCAAAAAGATAGGCTAATGCTTAACATAGTTTCTGGAGATATTAATAGCAGAGAAACCTTTCTGTCAGATTCGGTATTTATATCTAAATATATAGACACTCCTGAAAATAGATTAGTCTATACAGACGAGTGGATTAAAAAGTTTTTATCATTAAAATCTGTACGCAATTTCCCAGAAATTGTAATGGGCGGCCATTCTGAAAAAACAATTGAGATTTCTAATAAAAATAACTTTACAAGTTTAGTTTCATGGTCTGAATATAAAAAACCAGAGAATAATATAAAATTTAGTATGGCTAGCAGGCAAATGGTGAGCCTAGGGGTTGTAATAAGGGATACATATGCTGAGGCAAAAAGTGTCATGGATAAATTATCAAATCCCTACGCATCAAACTTTACTGTATTTGGATCTAGGCAAGAAGTTAAAGATTTTATGATAGACTTGTATAATGGTGGTATATCAGATATTCAAATAACTAACCACATGCAAGACGATCAGTATCATAATATACATGATTTGGTAAAAGAGATAATTGGAGAGATTAATGGGTAAACATCTAGACAAAATTCAAAAGGCATTAGAGCAGAGAATCGCTGCTACGCCAAACGGATCTGGTTATAAAAAGCCTGGATCTATGAATAAAAAGAAAACTGGATACCGTGGACAAAAAGCTAGGGGAAATAAGTAACAATATGTTGTCTGGCAAGTGTGAAGTAAAAGAATGTAATAAGCCTGCATCTCATATAGGGTCACTTCCTGAAAGCGGAATAATAGATATGTGCTCAAATTGCTACAATAAGTTGTACAAGTCATGATAGAAAAAAATCCAGAAGATATCGGATTGCCAACACCTAGGGATTATGAAAACGGTGTTGTTGCAGATGACTGGAGAACAAGCAGCTTTGAATGCCCAGATTGTTTTACTCAGATACATATAGTAACAAATTTACCAGAAAGATTTAAGCCGTTTAGAATATCTTGCCCATGCGCTTTTGCTAAAATGCACAGATATCGTGAATGGGAGAAGGTTCCATATGATCAAATTGACTGGGAAGCATTAAAAAAGAGATGGGAAGAAAAAGATGGAAAAGAAGATACTTACATACCACGATAAAATTCATGTAATAGAGAATTTTATTTCACCACATACAGCCAATCTGTTAACAAACCTACAAAATAAATTTTTAAGCCCAACACCACATAATAAGTTTATCTTTGGCGGATTATCTGGATATGCAGTGTCACCAATAGAATATGTTTCAGATTATACTGGAGATCCAGAGTTTGATTTAGGATTAGATTTATTTCAGATGATAGCAACCTCTATGGTTGAGGCTGTATCTTTATTCTATGAAACAAAGTTTATAGCAAAAAGTATGTTTTACAGCAGCATGCTTCCAGGTGCAGAAAATAAGCTGCATATGGATAACCACTATATAAGCGATGACAAGACATTAAAGATTAGAGAAAATGAATATTCAGATAGAGCAGCTCTTTTATACTTAAACGATGCCTATACTGGCGGAGAGCTATACTTCCCGCTACAAGATTTTGAATATAAGCCACCAACAGGATCATTAATATTTTTTGAGGGAGACTATACGATACCTCACGGTGTTAAAAAGGTTGAATCTGGCGTAAGAAATAATATGATTTCCTTTCTATATCATGAAAGGGATAAGGATAGGCCTAGAAATAGACCAATGTATGAAACAGAAATAGAAATTACTGAAGAAATGGTTTTAGACTCATTGTCAAAAGGCATCTCTTCAGACAATGGCTCAAATAGCGGTATAAAGCCCTGGGAAGGGCATCTGAGCCGTTATCAAGTAAATGATATAATAGACTGATAGATGGCATTCTAGACCCATCTAAATAACAAACCTATAGGAGAAAAAAAATGACAGACGGATTGAATTTAACAGGATTTAACGAAGTAAAGCCAGCAGTACAGCACACAATTGGTGAGCAGTACGCAGCAGCACCAGGAGCAGCTGATTCAGCATCAGATGTTTCAAACCAGGCATCAGCACAAGGTCCAAAGTAAAAATATGTGCGCTATGTGTGGATGTAGCTCAGAAGCCTTCATGGGAGTAGAGCTACCAAATCAAAATGTTTATGACGTTGGCGCAACAGCAATTGTAATTGAGCCAGCAATGTTTGGGACTGAATCCTCTAACCCACTTGGAGCTAAATCGGGGGATATGGATTAATGTCTGAAAACGGAACAGGAATGGCATCGCCATCAAATTCTGAACCATCTGGTGCAGTTACATCAAGAGAAGCAACAGCAAAATCACCAAGCCAAGGTAAATTTAGATCTGGAATGAATAATCCAAAGCCTAAAATTGACACTAACAAACATGGAATAAGAAGAGAAACTTCTTTAGCTCCAAAAAAAGTTGGAAGAAAAAAAATATAAAAACTTTATAGTAAGAAGGTCCATTAATTAATTAGTGGGCTTTTCTTATTGTAGCGTTGACATCAGTTTTTAAATATTGTATAATTAAGTAGGTTTTATGGTGCACGAAGTACCATTTTTTATAGAAGAAAAGATAAAATGAAAACAATCGGTGATAAGTTAGGTAATTTTTCTTTAGTTGGAGTTAAGCCAGGTGCCTTAACTTATGAAGATAGTTCTTTTGAAGTTCTTAATCAGGACTCATTTCCTGGAAAGTGGAAGATAATTGTTTTTTATCCAAAAGATTTTACATTTGTATGTCCAACAGAAATTGTTGCTTATGACAAACTAGTTAATGACTTTAATGACAGAGATACCGTTCTTATAACAGGCTCTGTAGATAATGAATTTTGTAAGATTGCATGGAGAAATGCACACGAAGATCTACGTAAAACAAACTCGTGGTCTTTTGCTGATACAGCCAGACAATTGGCAGAAGATCTTGGAGTAATATCTCCATCAGGAGTTGCATATCGTGCAACATTTATAATCGATCCAGAAAATACAATTCAGCATGTAACTGTTAATAATCTTGATGTTGGAAGAAATGCCGATGAAGCTCTTCGTGTTTTAGATGCTCTGCAAACGGGAGAGCTTTGTGCATGTAACAGACCTTTAGGCGGTGAAACAATTGGCTGATTGGGTAGAGCTACTTAAGGAGTCACTCCCTGAATATGCTAAAGATATAAAGCTTAACCTTGATTCTGTAATGAATAGAAGCTCTGGGATTAATACAGAGGACGCAAGATACATAGCTCTTGCCGCAGCGTTTGCTACTGGAAACTCCAAGCTTGTTGCATTCATATCATCAAACTCAGATAATGAAGTTGAAAAAAATGCTGCTCTTACAGCTGGATCCATAATGGCTCAAAACAATGTTTGGTATCCATATTTAGAGATGGCAGATGACCCTAACCTTTCTGGCCTTCCAGCTCAGCTAAGAATGAATGCTATTGCCACACATGGCGGAACTGAAAAGACAAAGTTTGAGGGGTATTCTTTAGCTGCATCAATTGTAGGTAAATGTCATTTCTGCGTAAAGGGCCATTATGAAACTCTTAAAGGGTTTGGCTATACAGCAGAGCAACTAAGAGATATCGGAAGAATTGCAGCAACAATGAATGCAGTTTCAAAGATATTATCTGCATGATAAAAGATTTTTTCGGTGGTATTATTTGCAGTATCAAGAGTCATAATTTAGTTTATGGAGGCTCTTGCCCATTTACTGGAATGTCATACGATTATTGTAAGAGATGCAACAGAATGATACCTATTGAGGAGATTGATTAAATGAAAATGTGTGTATGCAACAAGAGTGCAAATCATCCATATTGTGACGGAAGCCATAATAAGAGATTAATTGAAAACTCAAAGGGCACACCTTTTGTGCAAACAAAAGAGCCAGAGGAAGAAAAGTGAGAAGGCTTCTAGACGGATCCCATGTTGAAGAATATCCTAATGCAGTTGATTTAACAATTCATACTAAGGCTCCAGGTAAATGGAAGCTAATTGATATGGAGACTGGACAAGAGTATTTAGGCTGTGGAGTTCCTACTAAGTACGGAGAATGGAAAAGAATCAAAGATAAATTAATTGGGGATTAGCTCAGCGGCAGAGCGGGAAGCTGTTAACTTCTAGGTCATTGGTTCGAATCCAGTATTCCCAGCAAGTATTGACATACTATTTTTTATATTATAAAATAGTTATCTATAGAAAGAAGGCGGTAAAATGGCAAATCCATTTATTACATTAACTGGAAGAATTGGTCAAGAGCCAGAGTCAGTTGGTTCAAACGGAGTTAGATTGCGTGTAGCAACAAGTGATCGTGTTAAGAATGATCAAAGCGGTCAATGGGAAGATAAGAACACTTCGTGGTGGACAGTTAAGGCCTGGAAGAGCTTAGCGGAACAGTCAAAGGTTACCCTTAAAAAGGGAATGGAAGTTACTATTACTGGTAAGATTTACGAAGAAACTTGGACAGATAAAGAAGGTCAAAAGCGGACTTCTGTAGAAATTAATGCAGATACAATTGCAGTTACTACATTTACGCTATCTAAGGATGCCCCTAAAGGAGAAGCACTTGATGCATTCCCATCATGGAAAAGCCTATCGGATGTACCATTTTAAACTAAATGATTATAATACCTGAGCCTGGATATATACATAGTGATTCATTTTTAAGTAATGAAAAAGTAGATTACTATAAAAAAATAATATACGAATTGCCGTATTACTACACCAATAAGGTTGGTGCTAGGAAGGACAATATCTCAGGCATATTTAGTGACAGTTTTCAAGATGTAGGTGTATTTGCAAATGCTGAATCAAAAAAAATGAAAGCAATGGCAAAGGATTTAACTAATGAATTCTGTAAAAATTATGGATTTAAGGTAGGAAAAGTTTTAAGAACAAGAGTAAACTTTACCTTCAAAAATGATGATCCAAGGCCTTTGCCAATACATGTAGATATGCATGGTAAAAACCCCAATAGCCTATCTTTTGTTTATTTTGTTAATGATAGCGACGGACCAACTACAATGTACAACCCTAAGTATGATGGCAATGAGCATAAGTATGAAGAGTTTTCTATTTTAAAACAGTTTAATCCAACTGCTGGATCAGGATTATTAATGAACTCAGATGTTTTTCATAGCTGGGCTTATCCACAAAAGACAAGCTTTAGGATAAGCATAAATGTTAATTTTTATGGAAAGGCTATATGATGTGGTCCTGGGTTTTAGCTGTAATAGGTGTTACTGGTATCTATTTCGTTGGCAGAAAAACTATTTGGGGATGGATAGTGCTTTGCTTTAATGAAGTGTTATGGATTACTTATGCATTAATTACAAAACAATACGGATTTATATTTTCAGCAATAGCTTACGCAGCAGTATATATTAAATCATACATACACTGGAAGCGGGAAGAGTCAGAAGATGATGAGGTGTATAATGAGATATACACTCATGGTCATATAGATCATAGATACATTAAATAGATTGGTTTAACATGACAGACAGAGCAATGTGTACAACATGCGATGTAGCAAATAATTTAGCACAATGGGAAAAGTATCCAGAAATGATGGATATGTGCAAGATGTGTCAAGGCTTTCAAGACGCCATAAATGAAGCCATAGAGAAGCAAAAGAAACTTATGAAAAGACTTGAAAAAGTCATTGACAAGAACTCCAAATAATACTATCATTATGATATGAAAGAACCCAAGATCATGAAGATGGACTGGCGGTCATTAGGCTATTGGCCTGTATATAAAGATGGAAAGCTTACATGGGAAAAGGATCAAGAAAATGATTGATTGGTTAGTTAATCGTATATTTAGATTTACGTCTCTAAGACAGGCAATCTTTGCTGAAGTTCACATGTATGATGCAATAGATGCAGCCATGAATGAGCCTACAAATAATTTAAGTTGGGAAGAAGGCGGATTGTGGTACGGTTACACCTTTAATGAAATGAATAACATGTATTTGTTTGATGATATAGGGCACGAAACAATAAACGAACTCTGGGACAACCTTTGGGCCAGAGACATTGAACACGGACTGGTTATTAATAATGAGCCTAGACGACATGATGCTTAGAGAAGAGATTGCACGAGAGATCGAAGCAATACCGATTGAGGATTCCGCAACTAACGCCCTTGGTATGCGTATGCTTGCTGCTAAGGTAGCTAGAGGTAATTAATAATATATTGTCTAATTTGATCCCAATTAGTGAAATCGGCGGCGGTAGAGAGCATTTTGTCACTACGTGACTTATAATTGATACCTATGGGAAATCCTAAATATACTGATAAAGACTGGCTAATTGAGCAGTATATCGTTAAAGAACGATCAGTTACTCAGATAGCAGAAGAATTAAAGATTGAGAAATGGCTGTTAATTAAATGGCTAGATGAATACGGTATATATAGAAACTGGAGAAGGCTCTAGATGTATGATTACGGATGGAAATGTAAGTGTAAAGCGGAATTAAAGATGAGTGTAAATAAGCTTACCTCAGTACCTGATTGTAAATTTTGCGGTGAGCTAATGTATCTGATGTATTCCATGAATCCAGCAGGTGAGATCTGGATGAATAAAGCTTTACTTGTAGATGGGGAAGAGGAATGAAACCACCAGAGTGTGATGTATGCAATCAACCATTTAAAGATCCTTTATTTTGGGATTGGCATAAGGTAGAAGATCAATTAATCTATTGTAAGGTAATGTCCATATCAGTTGACTAGGAATATGGTATAATAGATTTATGGAAAACAACGACAACATTGAATTAACAGATGAAGAGATCTCAAAGGGCTATACCTCAGATAATGAAGAAGAGGACAAATGGGACAATATGGAGAAGGCTTGCTGGAGCGGATATAAGCAGGTGGGTATGAAGGATAAAGGCGGTAGAAGAGTACCTAATTGTGTCCCAGTAAAGAAATCCCTATTTGGTACAGAAGGACCACAAACACTAATCCCAAGGAATAAGTAATATGGGTATATTAGATAACTTTGAAGCCTATTTAGAGGCGGAAGAACAAGAGACAGAGAAGTGTCATTACTGTCAAGCATTAGCTATATATAATGATCTAGCCGAAGTAGAACAAAACTATCAAATAGTAGGCGTATGTGCATGTCATTCATTTAAAGGACTAAGCTCATGATAACTATATTAGCAATAGCCATTACTTGGTATATAACTAAACTATATTACACAAGGTCATTTACCTTTGATATAGAACAATCTGATTTAATTAAGGTTACGTGTGCTAAATGTGCTCAATCTGTATATACTCATCCAGATCATTTACGTGCTCCATACTACTGCGTAAGCTGTAAATAGCCATGAAGAAGGGCGTAGTGGTTTGATGAGAATTTGTAGTTCATGCAGGGTTGCTGAATCAATAAATGATACCTATTGCAAGCCATGTAGGTCTATTTATAATGCTGCCTATCATAGAGCAAATCCAGAGAAAAGTAGAAAAACCAGTAAAAAATATGATAAAGAAAATAGAGACAAAAGAGTGGTTCATGAGCAAAAATATAAAAAAGCCAACCCAGATAAAGTAAAAGAATGGGGAAGAAAGAAAAATAGAAAGCGTGAAGCTTTAAAAAGAAACAATGAACATGCTCCCTACTCTGAGAAACAGGTTCTGGATAAGTATGGGAATTTATGCCATATCTGCCAAAACCCAATAGATTTATCTGCTCCAAGACAGTGTGGTAAGCCTGGCTGGGATAATGGCTTTCATATAGATCACCTATATCCTTTATCAAAGGGTGGTACAGATAGCTTAGATAATGTTAGACCAGCACACGGAAGATGTAATGTAATTAAAGGTGCAAAGGTGTTAAGATAAGCCATGGATAAGTTTATGAAAAAGGTACTAATAGCTGATTTGGTCAAGGCGGTAGTTGATGAAGACTATTCTCAGTATAAAGAATATAACCCTGATATAGGTCCTGGTCCAATATTCTACTCAGGATCTTATTATAGTTTAGAAATTGAATTTGATAAAACTAATGATAACTATGTGGTAACTATAGATTGGAATAAAGGTGGATCATCAGAAATTATAGTAGATGGAGATGATGCTGCTAAAATAGCTGATTCTGGATTAGATGAAGCAAAGAGAAATCCACCCATGCCTTGGCCATTTGGAAGCAAAGATTTCCTACATTGGCCAAATCAAATGGGCAAATAAGCTCCATATCCTAGTATCCCCCGCCTTTTATAAAGGTCTTAAAACCCCCTTAGAAGCCCATTTTGACTGCATAGATCTATGTATCTATGAAATAATTTACTATTAATTTACCCTGGATTACTATCTATTTATCGACAAATCTACTACATGTAATTGGGCGTCATCCTAATGATTGACATTTCGTAATGTTTTGTCTAATCTGGCATATTCCCCCATATTTGTCAATAGATACATTTCAGGGAATTTTTGTCAACTGTCGTAAATAGACAATTTCGCCCTCTTTGTCCAATATTTATGTATATTTATTCTATTATATTCTGGACAATTTATGGCAATTTGTCTACAATTCTGTATGTATTTAAATAGATTTGTCGACATTTCTATATAATTTTCAGGGATTTTTATTATGTTGTCGTAATAGAAAAATTTCGCCCCATGCCCACACATTTTATCCACAAAAAAATCCACACCCTGTGGATAAGGATGTGGATAATTCTGTGAGCTATGTTTAATTAATTTAACTTGACCCAAGACTTCTTAGAATTTATACTTGGCTCTTCTTTAAGTTGGGAATGTGTTTTATTTGATTGAGGTAATTTAAGATTATTCCATTTGTAGGAATCTGTTAGATGTTTAAGCATTCTATCTAACTCTTTAGCAAGGAATAAGCCTTCGCTTGTCTTGCCGTTCGTTGCTTCCGTCTTGTATCGCTTGGCTTGGTAACTAATTATTTGAGCAACCATTTCCATAATGCGGTCTGTCGTATAAAGTGGTTGGTCTGCTAGTACTCGACCAAAGATTGCTGGATTAAAGAAATGGTTCTCTGTTAGTTCTACTAGTTGGTCTGCTACTTTGTCTGCTGGTGATTTAGCCATTGGTTCCGCCTTTCTTAGTTGATTTTACCACAATAGGGAAGGGGTGGCAAGCCTTGACTCAACCACCCCTTCGATCTAGTTTGTTACTTAGCCTTGTTAGTTGGCGCCTCTGCTGTGAAGGTAATGCCCTTGTTTACTGCCTCTTGCAAAGCTACCTTGGCTGCTCCTGAGAAACGGCCACGGGCTCCTACTGTAATGCCTTGCTGCTTTAGATATTCACGCTTTGTTGTCATTTGAATCCCCTTTCAAGAGATATAAGTTGTTGTATTTATTATATATCAATTTACAGAAATTGTAAATAGATATTCCGCCTATATTTAGTTTTTTTCTAGATGTTTAATTAAACTAGCAACGATGTTGTGGGCCTGAATGTTCTCTGTTTCTGACCCACCCCACAAAAGCTCCTGTGCCTTATTTAATTGCTCATTGATATATTTACTCGTCGCTTGCATCTTCTTCATCCTCATCATCAAGTGAATCTAGTGGGTCCAAGATGTACCCACGATTTAACATCCATTCAAGTACATCGTCCTGGTGCTGTTCTGCTCCGTACTCTAAGGAGAATCCCTGGCCTGCCTCTACAGCCTCACACAGGTGCTCCCACATCTCATCAAGGGTTGCCTGTGCAGTCCAGTTGTCATCGCTAACGATGTTTTGAATAGTCGACCAGGTCCACAGCCATACCATGGATAGCCCAAGGTCGGTGGTGTCCAAGATCTCTAAACACTTATTTAGTTTATCTTTATCTTCAGGCTTCATTCCGTGCTCCAATCGCAAATGATAGTTGGTAAGTAAGTTCATATAGCGCTACCAAGGTGTCTAGTGCGCCTTCACATTCCGTACGGACCATGGAGTCCATTGCTTCTTCTGACTCCTCTTCCCGTTCGATTGCGTCTGCAAGTTCTTGCTCGGCAATCAGCATTAAGTTCTTTAGTTCACCGTGGATAATGTCAAGGCCTGATACTCCTGCATTGACCATGCGTTGCAAATGGGGCGGGAGCCCAATGTCTTCTTGATTCATTAGATTACCTCATAGTTCACTAGTGTTGATTCATTTAAGTTGTCTGCCCAATCAGGCTTTCCTTCTACCCAATTATATTCAATATCGATATCGCCTCCGCCTTCGGCAGGAGCGCCAATTGTTATTACTAATTCAGTCCCGTCCTCAAAAAAGATTTGTTCGACGGCGGAACGATAAGTAACTTCTCTAGATGTTATATTCATTATTCATACCTTTCGTTAGTAGAGTTCATTATATCAGTTGCCACTGACAATAAATGCCTGGTTGCCTCAATTTGTCCTTCAACAAATTTAAAGTTATCATCAGTTGAATGTAACTTATCTAAGTCCTGGATAAGACTAATTAAATGAAGCTTTATATATTCTAGGAAGTGGGATGACTTAGTCAAAATAACCCTCTGCCCATAGTCCTTGTAGAAACTCCTGTGCTTTCCATAAGTTCCCGTGTAAAAACGGGTCATCATTGGAATCCACGGTAGTTATTACAGATTGAATTGCATAGACCATTTCATCTAGATCTTTATTAGAATAACCTAACATTACATTTTCCCTTCCGCTAGCATTTTGTCTAAAAACTCATGAACTTCTTCTAATCTAATTTTGATATCTTCTTGGGCTGGCGGTAAATAGAAAGCAGCCATATTCAAAGCAAACTTCATTCTATCTATATCTATTTCAGTATATCCTAACATCATAGTAAGAACTCATCTCCTTCAATATACCCGTAGTATTCATTATATGATTGTTTTAAGTTATCAGGTGCAAATTGCATAAACTTATATTCTGCATATGCTGAGCCTTCATCTAAGTTAGCATTGTTCCATTGCTCAAATAGATGTTGCTCAATATCTACTTGAATTGCTCCAAGAATATGCTCTCCTACTGTATCTGTAAATGCTTCCATTTTTATCCCTTTCGTTATGTGATTATTATATATTAAGGCACTGACAAATGGAATAGATTTCCTATGTGATACCCGCCACATTGTGGCAAAGCTCACAAAATTTCAGGGGATTTTTACTTGACTTCTTAAAGAGAATAATATACCCTCATGTCTTTGTGGGCAAAAAGAAGATCCCCCAGATCTTACCTGGGGGACCATAGATTAGGGCTGCTAAGAGTAACCAACGAAAGTAACAATCTCTGCCTTACTTAGCTCCTGGCCATACGACTAGATAGAAGCACCCTAAAATACTATTATATCATATTAGTCAACTGAGACTAATGTATACCTATTTACAAATTCAGCAATGCCGAACTTTGCTACGACTGTAGTAAGGTCCTCTTCAAAAAGAGTTACGGTTTGTTCTGCCCAATTGACAACAGGTACCTTGTGCTCATTGTCATCCAATCGATTAATGCTAAAGCCCCAACCAGTTGTTGAAGTCCATTCATCTCCAATTAAATGTGATGTAGCAATTCGTGTTGCATAGGATGAGTCACCCCACCTTGGCTCTGCTGCAGACAGCGCTGCTGCCAAGTTGCCAAGCATGTTGTGACCTGCCCAGTGCCCGTACAAAAACAATGTGTCACCGCTGTTTTGTTTAAATCCAAAATTTGCTCTGTCTCCCATTATAGTTCCGCCTCTTCTAATGTAGGTACTGCTTCGGTTTTGTTTAATTCTACTACTTCATATGCGACCTTGTCAAGGCCACGCTTGCTTGCATTGTAGTGGTGGCCACAAAAGAAAAGCTCACCTTCTACTAGTTTAACTACATACATTGCTTGAGCCGTGCCACATTGGTCACAGCCAATCCATCTAGTTAAGTCTTCTGTCACAGGTCGTTGCCTTCAATCATATCTGCTAATTGATTAAGTAACCATGAATCGATATCGGTGATATCAATCTCACGCAACTTCTCCATTAGTTCTTCACGAGCAAACTTGTACCCGTCTGTAAATCCTTCTTTGTAGTCTGACACTTTAACTCCTTATATATCCCGTTGGTTCGAATTCAGAAACATACACTTCTTCAAGATTGTATTTCTCTCTAAGGTGTGTTACTTTCTCAATACTACCAGTTCCAATGTTGAATGTCAACGGCTCTTCGCTGGCTTCAGGATCTAAACCAAGCATCTCCGCCTCCCAGGTGGCCCGTGCATAGGCCACCTTAGTTGGTGCAGTAAGTTCAAAGTACATTAGTCCACCTCGATTGAATCTATAGATGATGACAAATATGTAATTGGTTCATCATATGACACTGTGTCAAAGTCTGTATCGTGAATTGAATTAATAGCATCCTCTTCGCTTCTAGCATTAACTGTAACTGAATATTGAACTGTTACAGTCAACTCAAATTCATTTGTTAGTTCGAAACCGCAGATGCTTGCAATTTCTTCGGCTTGATATTCTGTAATAGAATCGTCATCAAGTCCCTCCAGAGTAAATATCTTCATGTCATCACGCAACTTATTTAAGGTTGATGCGGTTGCATAGTCACGCTGAGTTACACGCTGAATCTGTTCTTCTAACTGTGCTATGCGTGCTTTGTTTTCTACTAACTGTGACTCAAGGAAGTCTCGTGTCATGTAGTGGTTATCGATTACTGGCTGGTCCATTTTTTCCTCTTTCGTTTGGTTTGTTGTTGGTAGTGTAGCATGCTCCACTGACAATAATGTAGTCTTGCGACCACAAGGGCATGTGAGCTCGGTCACACCAGATGGGAATCCAAATCCATCTGATGATGTTAGTTCGATTAAAGAATCACATTCATTTGGGTCACAGACAAATGTATATTTAGATGAAATTAAATCTGTCATGATTCATACCCACACTTCTGGCATGTCTCTACACCCTTTTCATCATCATAGATTAAACAATCAGTCTCATCACATTCACGACAAATGTTATCGTATTCTGATTCTGAGATAACTACACCACGAAGGATTTCTAGTTCACCGCCCCAGCCAGTCTCTTCCTCATATGATAAAGTAAATAGCAAGTCAGGGTATTGTGCAGATAGTTTAGTTAATGCACCCATTGGGCGACCCCAAGCAGTTTGAAAATTATAATGAACTACATGGTTATCACCATTGGCGGTTTCCTCCATATTAGTATCAGGATACTTGTCATTTACAGATACGGCAACATCCCATTTAGTTCCCCACTCACGGATATTAAAGTTATACCAGTCATCAGTAAGACACTTCATTGCTTCTGAAATTGGGAGGGAATAGTCAGGCTGACCAAGATATACTTCTTCAGTAATACCAGCATCCATGTAGTTATAGATATTATGAAATGCAAAGACAGGCTCTGCATATAAAGTATTCTTCTTCATGAATGTATTCTTACTTACATCCCATGAATCATGCATTTGAGTAAATGGCTTATTTAATTGAGCCATCATTTTCTTAACTGATTCAGGATTACCTTCTACGGTTAATCCATTAAATACCCAGTTTGGCATTTGATATCCTTTCGTTGGTGATATGTCAGAATTATAGCGGATGCCACTGACAAATGTCAACAGATTTCAGGGGTTTTTTTAAATTGGTCGTAACGGAATTAGGCTGCCTTCAGGTATGGGGGCATCTTTCTGCAACTGTAAGGTGTGCCATGTAGGACTTGAACCTACGACGACCGAATTATGAGTTCGGGGCTCTAACCAACTGAGCTAATGGCACCTTGCGATCTGTATCGGACTTGAACCGACGGCCTCTACCGTGACAGGGTAGCGCTCTAACCAACTGAGCTAACAGACCAAATGGTGAGCAGTTTTAAATCTTGCTCAGGATTTTTATTTATTAAAACGCAGAAACTAATTTTTTAATTTTATTTTTTTCTGCGGTAAGAACAGGGTCAAATCCTGATGCACCTGCAATAAGTGATTCAGAATTTCCTCGTGCAGTACGATAGTAATCTAGGCGTTCAGTAAGTGCATTAAATGCGCCCCACTTTGTTCCCTTGATTGTCGCATTGGTTGGTGAGTTATGATACAAATCATCAAGCAAAACAACTTTGTTTTCCCACTTCTTTAGCGCACCCTTAGAATCCTTTTCAGGCTTTGGGTAGATTGTCTGAATCAACTTTGAGAATTCTGCATCAGTAATTGATTGATTGAACATTGCTTGTGCTTCCTTCTCAAATTCATCAAAGTATCCTAGAGCAAGACCGAGAGTCTCACGGGCAACTTGAATTCGTCCTTCAACTGATTGTGTATGACGAATCTTAAAAGATTGCTTTGCATTACGCATTGCAAGGTTAAGAGTGTTTTGGCATACAACACGAACAGGAGTAACAGCAGCCTGAACAGCAACTGACCCGTCATGAGATGTCCAAACAATTAAATAAAGTTTTGTCTCGTCATTTGCACCTTGTGGGTCAAGCACCATTGTGCGGGGAATGTCCACAGTACCAAAAACAACTTTACCGCTACGCAATGAGCCAGCAGATTCCCAAAAACAATTTGGGTCTGCATCATGAATAGCATCAGCAAATGCAAACAATTCTTCATTCTGCACTGGCTTGTAACGCTTACCAACAGTAGCAAGAACATCAGTTCCGCCATTGAATGGATTGTCACGCAACACAAGAGATGCGGTAGAAACATCATTCCATGATTCTGGAATGTGCTCAGTGATTGGAGATAGACGAACATTCCAATTAGACAACTTTGCTTCATTAAGCATTGTTTGTGTTGTAACTTCTTCATCTTGATTAAAGATGCGATTTGCTAATCCATGCCATGCTGGTTTTCCACGCAAAGCAAAAGCAACTTCGCCATTTTCAGTTTCTAGATTATGAGCCATAATTTATTTCCTTTCGGTTGGTTGATAAACTGAGTATAACATAGGGCACTGACATTAACAAGATTAGACAGTCATTTGTCGACAAATAAAATGTGATGAATCTCACAAATTTTCAGGGGTTTTCCACAGGAGGCCGTAAGTCTGTGGATAACCGCCCACATATTTGGGGGCAGATTTAAAGTTGGGAAGATGGGGCGGGACACAAAAGGCATTAAGATCCCGCCCCAAGCTTTATGCTAAGTGTAATTCCTTAGCAGTATTAGATAGTTTAGATTTAACAGATGTAATTATTTCCATTGGTAAAAACATTGCAGTTGTCTTCTTCTTTTTAATTGTATCGAATACAAATGCTTTTACATTACCATCAAAGCGTGCTATGTTGCTATAAACTAATTCAGTTAAATAGTCTTTGTCCACGCCTTGCTCTGAATAAATTGTTAAATCATTTTGCTTGTTTTCATCATAGATTTCTATTCTGAAACGATTAGCCATTTTATTACCTTTGTTAGTAGGGACACCCGAAGGTGTGAGCAGTTTGGCGACATGCTCAGGTCGTTAGATTATTTAGAGATAACGAGCAACCGCATTGTAAGTGCTGGTATTAACTGTTTCCTCATCTGTCATCTTGAGAATACGAATTGCGTTTTCGATTTCTTGCTTTTGCTCTAGGTATGTGTGACGACCCATCTGCTCAAAGTCACGCTCAGGCTCTGTTGGCAGGTCTGATTGTGTAACTGTCAAATCAAAGTCAATGTTGAGAGTGTTATTCCAAGCACGATAGTTGGTACGGAAGTTTTCTGCCTTCTTGATGTTAGAAACGGCATAGGCAGTAATTTCCTTCTGCCACTTTTCCATAGCCTTCTTGTACTTTGCTTCGTTTGTTTCTTGATTAGCATAGTTGGCGTTAAGTTCTACTAACTTTGCCTCAAGTGCCTTGATTACCTTTGGTGTTGCGATTTTTACTGAGATTGCTTTTCCTCTAGCCATTTGTTTCCTCTTTCGTTAGTTGGTTTGGTTAATTGTATTATAGCGGAGGGGTCTGACAAATAGTGAGACCCCTCCACTTCCTTATACTAGGCTATTGTTGCTAACTGTTGTCCAACGAGTTTCCTTTGTTGGCATTTCCAGTAGCACACGCACCGAGCCAGATGCGTTAGGAATAATCTCTTTGATTACTCCAGTTTTCTTTGACTTAAGAGTGGTGAATAAATCGCCAACCTTGTAAGTGTATCCATTTACTGTCATTTTGCTTCCTTTCTGTTTAGGGTGTTATTGTAGCATTAGGGTCTGACATTTATCAAGCCCCTGGGGTGTGATAAGCATCACAAGTATTCTGTTAGGTCGCCGTCCATAATTTCGTTCAGCTCCAAGCCTTCTGAGTCTGCGATAGCCTCCCATAGATCCATTTCATTAAAGTCTCCGTCTGGGTGTCTTTCGGATAAGATAGAATAAAGATTGTTCATTAGTATTCCTCCTCTGGTAGCCAAGCATTTAAGTGGTGTGCATCAACAATTGCGGATGCGGGTGCAGTAACCTGTCCACGCCATAACACGCCTTCAGGTAAAGCAATTTCACGATTGTAGTCCTCATCATAGAAAGCATCAATTGCTTCTATGCAAGGCTCCACCATAGAAAGCGGAACTGGTGGATAGTGATTACCTTGCAAGTGATAACCAAGAGCAACCTCTAAATCTAATTCATTAGATAAATCTAGCGCAGTGTTGTATCCCATTTATTCTGCCACCTTTACGATAGCCCAAGAGCCACCTTCGTTAATTGTTTCTAGTACTGGATAAATTGCAGGTAGCACCATAGACTTTAATGCGCCTTCTAGCATAGCAATTTGTGACGCCTTATCAAGTGCCAATAGACGGGCACCTGTTGGGTTAGTTTCATCAACCTCTGTTACGAAGTTTAGAGAGTGTGCGATTGATACCATTGTTTTACCTTTCGTTTGTTTGATAATGGAATTGTAGCATGGTCCACTGACAAAAATTCCAACACGCCCAATGTTTATCTAATTTATTTATGTGATAAACCTCACAAAATTCCAGGGTGTTTTGGTGCTTGACTTAAAGAGATCTTTGCCCCCGCACCTTTGGGGGCAGCTTTAAAGAATTGTCAACTCTTCCACACTTTATATGCAACGTATAGCGGTGTGGCCATTGCAAAAATAATTCCAATTGAAATTACTGCAGCAATAAAATCAATCATGATCAGAATTCTTTTTGTGTTTTATTTTGCGTGTGTAAGTTTTTTTATTGCGAACAGGTTGCGCCGCATTACTGCGGCGCAATTCCTGAATGCGTTTTACTTTATCTCGAAGTGAATTTTGGAACATTGTATCCACTCGCTTCGTGAAATCGTGTTACATCAAATCGGTCGTTATCCTTTGCGAACATTTCCGCAAAATCATTTACCATTTTAGAAAAAACAGCGGGATGAGTTTTATCGCTAACATACTTTAGAATTTCTGCGGTTGCGACATAGTCTTTACGGGTCATCATTTAATTGTTACCTTTCCCATGCGGTCAATTACTTTTGTGTACATCTTGCCTGTTGGCATTGATAGGTTAATCGTTGAGTATTCGTTAGCAAATCCGACATCAGTAAATTTAGCAAATGCGGTAAATGCTTCCAATGCATCATCATAGTCATTACTCCAGCGAACAGAATTTCCGTCATAGGATAAAGTAATCTTATACATTTTAGTAATCTCCAATTTCGTTAGTTACGCAATCGCATGGCTCTACATCATAGGAGTTTTCATCTCCCCAAAAGATTGCGCCAAATCCTAAGCAATCCTCGCAAGTGATGACGGAGATAGTTCCCTCGTCCATTACATCTAAGAAATTTCCCATTTATAGTTTTCCTTTCGTTTGTTTGTTTAAGTTATTGTATCAGTTAGGGCTGACAAATTTTGTGAGGGTTCTTACTTACGACATTGGGCGAGGACTCCCTCTAAACTACCCCTGTTTCGATACCCGTTAAATCTTTACTGCCAAATAACGATAAGTGTCTTTGAGGTTTAGCGGTGCTGAATAGTGAGGACGAACCTGCACTTTATAAGTATCGCAATCTGCATACCAGACATCATCAGACTTTTCTGCGTCTATGATTTCTCCAGTAAGAGACTTTGAGCGATAGGTTTTTCCTACAAGTAGGCTTTCGATTGTATAGACATTTGCTGACATGGTGTCCGCCTTTCGTTTGTTGATAAGAGTATTGTACCAAAACCCACTGACATAAACTAATTACTAGCCAGTAATTCCAA